GGTCTGCGTGGCAGATACGATAGGGACGTTTGCTTCAACAGCCAACCCTCTAAGTTCTTCTGCAATAGCCTTAATATAGCTATATGAATTGACATTGCTGTTTCCGCGATACCTAGAGGAAGCACATATATTAAGGTAATCAACGAAAATAATATCAGGTCTAAATGATTTCTTAAGTGCAAGTTCACTAAGAAGTGCCCTAAAGTGTCCAGCATGAGCGGAAGCGGTAGGATATTCTTTGATGATCAATGTACCCTGAGTTTTGGATGAAAGGTTTGATACCTTTGATTCAAATATTTGTTTGGGTAGATCAACGATCTCTTGAATATTTACATTCAATAGGTTTGCGTCAATTCGTTCAGCAATCTTCTCTTCTGCCATTTCCATTGTAATGTACAGAACGTTCCGTCCTTGGAGCAACACGGAGCTAGCGAAGTGGCACATGAATAGAGACTTGCAGACACCCGTACCAGCAAGCGCGACATTAAGAGTCTTGCGAGGTATACCACCTTTCGTGATTTTGTTGAGATACTCAAGGTCGAATTCAATCTTGTCTTCCTTGCGATGATAGAGTTCATAGCGTTGTTCGTAGTCTTCTAGGTAGTCGTGTCCAACATGACGGTTGAAAGAAACCGCCAAGGCTTTTGAGAGAATGTCTGGGATAGCATCTCTGGTTTTTTTCTGATCCTCATCGTTTGCAATACCAATAGACTCCATCAGTGCAAGATAGATTGCACGATCACGACACCACTTCTCAGTGGTATCACTCAACCACTCAAAGTCTGCATCTACATTCTCAAGAGAATTGATGATCTTATTAATGTTGACAGATTCTTCTTCAGTAATATCATTACGATTCTCAATCTCAATCGAAAGAATCTCCTGAGTCACCAAGTTGTCATAATCTGCAGCATACTTTGCAATCTGTTCAAAGATGATGCGTTCTTCCCTGGCATTGAAGTATTCAGGTTCAATGAATGGAAGAACCTTTCTCATGTATTCTTCCCTGAATACCAGATTTCTCAGGATGATACTTTCGATTCGTTCCATTTAATTACAAGAAGTGAAAATATGTGGTCAAAATATATTTCGTTCCCATTATAACAGGAAGTCCTGCATGTGGGAAGTTCCAAGTTGGAGGGAATATTAAAACACTTCCAGTCTTTGGTTTGATAATCTTACTTTGCATGTGGAACTGAGTCTCTCCACCACGAAAGTCATCATTCAAATAAACAAGAAAGGCAAGCCAACGTCTTGCAGATGCATGATCTGCAACATCAATATGTTTGTCGAATGAATCTCCGACATCATACTTCTTGATGCGAAGTTCTTCAAATCCATATTTAGACGGCAAAAGATCATCCTCATACCCAAGGTCAGAGAAATATCTTTTCCCTAATTGTTTGAATGTATTATACAGTCCAGTGTATTGTGGATCTCTACCGACATTCCTTTGATAGAAGTTAGGTCTCCTATCATTTTCAATTCGTTCATTCTGTTCATCAACGGCATCTTTCAACAGAGAACAAACAGTCTCTGGAAAAACACCGTCATAAACTTTGACGAACTTACTCTCCGTATGAGAATTCTTTTTTCGCGATGACATCAAGTTGTTCCATTATTTCAGGGGTGAAGTATTGTTCTGGATCTTTGTAGATGGCTTTGGCATAGACTTTCTTACCATCTATCTCATATCGACCAGCAACGTTCTTCCAAAGTCCTCCAATCTCACCAAGTTCAAGAAGACCGTAATATCGATCAAGACCACGCTCATCGTAATAAAGGCGCACCGTAACATCTTTGTTCTCCTTACTCAGACGCGACTTAGCAGTCTTAGCCTTGATAAGATTTCCGACGACTTCTGTACCATCCTTTTCTTTCTTCTTTGAGAGATAGATGATTGAACTTGCTGCATACTTGAGACCACTGCCTCCTCCCATTTCCTTTGTAGGGACATAAGCGCCGATAACATCATAGGTGTGGTTGGTAACGATCATTGGGATGTTAGCCTGTCCCAACTTCAAAGTCAACATACGGAACGCACCTTTGACAAGTTGTGATTTAGTCATGTCACGAACTTGTTTGTTGTTGAGGGCGTCAGTAATCTCCTTCTCTGTCGAGAGCATTCCCAAAGAGTCTAACACAAACATGCAAGGTTTGCGGGAATCTTCAGGAGTTTTTAAGTATATATCCACAGCCTTCAAAGCTTTGGATCTAAACTCTTCAATTGTAACAACGTTTACAACTACGACACGTTCCAGATCGATACCCCGATCTGCGAGAAGAGATTTGTTAACAGCGGCTTCAGTGTCAAAATATAGACAATACCCGTCAGGATTAGTATCAAGGAAGTTCTTGACGACAGCAAGAGAGAAAAAAGTTTTTCCAGTGCTAGACTCACCAGCAATGGCAGTAATCTTATTCCCAGATACACCACCAAATATAGACCCTGAAACAAGTCCGTTAAAAATGTACGAACCCGTGTCAACATAACTTTCAGTGTCATCGATGTCTGAGGCGAGTTGTGTGTATTCATCGCCAATTTCTTTTACTACGTCTTTAAGAAAATCCATTAGATAAAAAATGATTCAAGGTTTGCAGTTTTTTCGGCTTTCCATCCGATGGAGTCCAAAATAATCTTCAAGGGTTCAAGAAAACTTTTCTCAAACTGTAAGTCATAATCTACATATTTGTCAAGTTCCAACTCATTGGGAAACTGTTGGATAAAGGAGATGATGTTCTCCTGAATCGGATTTGGTTTCTTCAGATAACAGAACTTGATCTTCTCACCATTACCGATCAAGGAATATTTCTGAGTGAGATTGTTTTTCTTTATGTAGTGATTGTAGAGAAGTGCTCCTCGTGCATGAATCGGTGTTCCCTTTTCATAGATGGCATTCACACTGCGATACTTATCGACACTAGTCACAGTGCGTGGGAAAGAGATGTCTTCTGGTGTAAGTTTCTTAAACTCTCTCCTGGAGTTCTCAATGAACTCAATCACATCGTCCTCAGTCGATACCATCATCAATTTCAGAACATCCTTGATCATCTTCCTGCAAGGTGCAGGAGTCGAAGACTTCACAGCCTCAATACCCATGATCTTCAGTTTGGGTTCTGCATAACGCACGCCCTCACTGTCCCACACATTCAAGATGTATCGTTTCTTCGCAGTCCAGATACCACGGTCAGCGATGTTCTCTCTCTTCATGAACATCTTCTGATCATAGGCATTTACATATGATGCAAGATTCTGGTAACTCTTGTCGATAAACGGTTCAAACTTTTCTTCGCAGATCTTGTTAAGTAGGGAAACAATTGCTGTTTTGTCGCCAGACTTATTAGCAAAAAATTTATCAACAAGAGGTCCGAGATTAAGATAAATTGAATCGGTGTCTGATGCAATTACGTAATCCTCGTCGGTTGTTTGCAACAGTTTATTTAGATATCCATTCATCTTATTCTCAATCCAACGGATAGAAACTTGACCAGAAAGCGTAATCGCCTCCGCATTGGCCAGTTTGTAGTACCTAAAATACTGATTACCAATGGCACCGTATGCAGAGTTGAGCGAGATCTTTTTAGCCATTTGGATATTGTTACAACGAGCGATCTCTTTTTGTAACGCGACTGAAGGGGTTTTTTCATTTTTCTTCTTGGCATCAATCATCCTCTTTTTGAAGATGACACGTTCATTGTAATACTGTTGCATTAACTCAGGAAGAAATCCCTGTTCATCTTTCCGATACATCGCACCGTTAGCACAGACTGCAAAGTCCTTGTGCATCTCAAATGTCAACTTCTCATTCAGTATCTTATCGACGGTGGCTGAAGGGTGTCGAGTATCTTGTAAGGTCTCTGGCGAGATATTGTACTGCATAATAAGATGGGGATACAGACTATTAAGGTCAAAACTAACCACCCAATCATACTTTCCTGGAATCGGTTCCTTGACATACGCCCCCGCATACTTAGAGTCCTTATCAGATCTTTCCTTTGGAGGAATGACAATGTTCTTTCGCTTCAAATAGTTATAGATGATGCAGTCCCACAGTCGGACTTGAAAGAAAATGTCTTGGTAATTCACCTTGGCGTCATACGCCATAGTCAATGCCAACTCAATCAGTTTAAGTTTATCCTCCAATCTGTCAACCAATTCCACGTCAATGATGTTGTATTCAACAAACTTCTGCCACCCATGAGTGTAGAAGTCTTTGAAAGTATCAAACTCACTGTGGTCGAGTTTCTGTTGACCCAATTCCTGTTGTGCAATGTAATCCAGTCGGAATGATTCCTGGTTAGGCGTACCAGGAGACCACCGATACAGACGCATGTAGTCCAAGATAGACACGCCACCGATGTCCACGCAGTGGTTCTTGCGACCCTGCACAAACATCTCTGTCTGCGTCACCAGACCCCACGGAGACAGTCTCTTCATCAACTTCTCACCCAGGATGCGACTGATGCGCCCTGCAAGGTATGGCAGGTCAAAGAACTC